GGCGAGATGCCACTCGGCCGAATTCGAGGTTTTACCTCAAATTAGTTTTGATAGTTTTGGTTAAACAAACGAGAATTGGGCCACATGATCTTTGTTATCATGTCAGCCGATATCTTGTTATATAACCATTCATATTTATTCTAGTTTAGTTATTTCATTGAATTTTTATCTAAAACCGCAGGTCGTGGCAAACCTGCATCCTCACTATTGTGAGTTGAGTGTACTCTATGAGTACCTACACCGTTTGTTGCGGTGTATTTATGTCTATATGTTTGTACATATCTATATTTTGTGTCGGGCCCAGTAGGGCCCCCCCGCCCGTCATGTTATTAACATGGCGGGCATCTGTCGCGCTTAGCGCTTGTACATTATTTGTACCATTAAACCCATATTATACTATGCTTGTACACTAGTATGGTCTAACTGATGCACCGGGAACCAATATGTCCCGGAGATCTAAGCTGTAATCAACAGCATGTACGGTGGTTCAGTTTACTGCCCCGTATGATTAACAAAAGGCAGCACAGCATGTCATAGTAATGCTGGACTCCCTGTGCGGTATGAGACGCACAAAATAGGGGAACGTCGCTTTGCGATAGGGCCCCGACCGTGAGACTGAGTAGCACTGTCTGTGACGGCACGTCCATGAGGTGATCCACTTTTACTAGTGGCACCAAAGGAGGTTCACCGTCTATGAGCCAGTGTGAGACGACGATGGCCGCTTACCCACGCGGAATAACATCGGATGACTCTCGTGATTAAGTTTACGTCTAATATGTTTTAGTGATGATGCATTGGAGCTTGCTCCTTGTCAACTCTTACATATTGGATACCTATTACGAAAGCTGCTTTGTCGTTAGTTTCAAGAGACTAATTCGTGGGTGGTCCCGCGGATGTCTCTTGAACTCACACGTGTACCCGCCGTGATGAGTTTAAGAGATTTCTGCAACGTGCTCAAAGGAGCAAAAACGAGCCCCGGCGGCGAAGGCCGGATGCCTACAGTTACGACTGTAGAAGAAGGTAGTAGTGATAGTTTTGAACCACTACGCAACAGCCCCTTGTCTACTCTGAAGGCGAAACCTGTTGCACACATTGACGCACCGCGTGAAGCACCAAATTTCTTTCAACGGATTTCTGCTTCAGTGGATGCGGCGAGTGAGATCGGTGAATTGGTCACCCAAATCAAAGAGATCCTCGCATTTTCAGGGACTGAGGATAGCCCAATAATAGAAAATCTACATTCGCGTGTCGAAGATTTCTGTTTCTTCATGATTACTGTGAACGCGACCTCATCCCCTACAACCATGGTGTTGGAAGTTATGAAATATATCAAGACTTTCATTCCAGAGCCTATTACAAAGAAGATATTTCATCTCCTCATCAAACTTGCTTCTGACAAGTACCAGACTCAAGCGTCTGGTGATGAGATAAGGCTTCTGGACATTTTGTCTGATTGGAAAGCTTATCGACACCACCCCTTGGCCAAATTTGTTGGTGACATCATAACGGTCTTATCAATAGCCGGCTTAGCACCTGACTATGGTGAAAGTGTACTGTGCTCTGAGATCTACGATATTCTCGGGGCTAAGGTCAGTACTTCTTACACTAGTGCTACGCGGTTTATTGACGTCGCGGTTTCGATTACGAAATATGTGGCGCATACCGTTGTCCCTTGTATTGAGTCTAAGGACTTCTCATTAATTCTCTACCCTATTGAGGGGTTGGAGACATTAGAAGAGGAGTACGCTGCCATTATTGCGTGCAAGACGCACATTAAGAGCGGCCGACTCGATCTTATTGGGGAGACTACATGTTTCTCCAACGAGGCCGACTTGTCAGCGCGCATTAGCGAGCTGATAACCAAGGTCACGCGCATCATACGTGAGACCAAAAGCGATTACATCAAGAACATTTGCACGCAAAGACTTTGCGTCCTGAGGACTATCGTCACTGACTTAGAAGTCGAGAGGATGAATAGCCCGATGAAGGAGCAGCCTTTTGCCATCAAAGTTTTTGGTGGGTCGTCCGTTGGCAAATCTAAGTTCACACAGATTTTGCTGGCACACATTGCGAACGCTATAGGTATACCGTATAATGCGGATACTGTTTGCAACCAAAATGCTGCTGAGACCAGTTTTGATTCTAATTACAAGAGCAAGTTTCTTATCATGTTGCTAGATGATATCTGCAACAAGCGCGCGATTATCGAAAGAGACTCGCCGCTCGACCGGCTCTTGCGAATCATTAACATGGTTCCCGCTACGGCTCTCAAAGCCGGCGTGGAAGACAAGGGCACGACCCCTTACCGTGTCAAGTTGCTCGCAGCTACGACCAATAGTTGGAATTTGGACGCCAACTATTGGTCCAATGAACCTGCTTCCATATTGCGCAGGTTCAATTTGCACTTTGACGTTAAATTGCGTAAAGAGTGCGTGGGGCCCGACGGTGGGCCTAAGCTCGGCGTTTTGGAGGGTGCGTATCCAGACTGCTGGGAGGTCGACGTTTATCGCGTCAAGATAGCACCGCGTACTAGTTTGGTCCAGAAAGAGTCGTACTGGGATTACGAAAAGCTCTTGAGCAGGGCTAACCTACGCGACTGCATTGTACTCGCATGTGATACCGCTCGGGAATGGACTAGACGCCAACAACGTGCGGTAACGGAGGCGAATTTGCTTTTCGGAGCCAAATTTTGCAAGTGTGGGTGGACCGAGTGTGTTGAATGTGATCATTCTAACACAAGGGAGCGGCAGAGGGCTAATTCTGAGGAAATTCTCTTTGAGAAACCTGGTGTCGAGCCTGCCAAGTCTCTTGACGCGGACATGCCGTTTTCCGGTGGACACCCTGCTTTTATCCCTTTGGAACTCCCTGTTACGGGCGTGGAAGATGACGTTCTTGAGCCACACGCCGGGGGAGAATGTAAACCGGATGCCGACCCTATTCTCCCTGATTGGGACGTACCGGTCACTCCGTCGTTCGCTGAGACTTTCCGGCAAGCTTACGCTGCACATAAGAGTAAGATTCCTGCCGTTTTTGGCGCTATCATGACTGCACTGGCTCTTTATAAAACTTTCTCCTTCTTTACAGGAACGGAGAGAGCAGAGCCACATGGTACATGTTCTTCTGAACTTGACGTCACTACGTTACCCAAGTCCCATAATGTTTGGAAGAAGGTTGAGATAAGTCCACTGCCCAAGTCGACTGCGAGCAGCACGGCTGTTGCGAAGGACGTTCTTGCTCTCCTTAAACGCAGCGTGGCCATCTTCGAGTACACCAAACCTGGCGACGATCGTTCGAAGCCCAAGTACTGTATGGCTTTGCCAGTGCGTGAGAACTTATGGCTCGTGCCTTGGCACGTTGTTAATTATAACGACACTTTGCAAGTCGTTATACGCTATGACAACGTCACTGCGGTTGGGAGGCCGCGCGCCTCATGTAGTGTGTCACGCGAGCATTGGGTGCGCGTCGGCAAGTCCGATCTCGCTGTTGTCCGCGTTATAGGTGCCGGTTCCCAACCTAACGTGGGGAAATTCTTCTCTCCCCATTGCGTCTCTTCGGCCAACGAAAAGGCCATTGGCGTGGTGAGAAACTTCCTTGGAGAAGTTACTCAACATGTCATTGAGATGCATGGTTTTCAACATTTTACCATCACTGGTGATAATGGGGAAGACCTTGGGGGCAAGAAGATAAGGAGCAGCTTTGCTCCCGGGTTTAAAGCATACCGAGGTTTGTGTATGATGCCACTGGTTACCATATCCAGTCGCCCATCCATAATTGGTGTGCATGTCGCTGGCAGCATTGAGGGCTCCAAAGGCGTGATAGAACCCATTGACATGTCCAACATTGAACATGCCATTGCGGAACTTGACGCTAAGTTTGCATTTTGCATACCCAGCGAAGGCGATTTTCCGAACGTGGGCATGAATCAGGAGATTGAGGTGCAGGCTTCTGTTCCGACGAAGCATTGTTCCCGCTTCATGCCCATAGAGTCTGAAGGCGTTATCGCCCCCCATAATGCCACCGTTTACGGTGAGCACAACTTCGGGATTGCCAAATTCCGATCACAAGTGACCAAGTCGCCAATAAGCGACAGTATCACCAAGCACACGGGATACGCGCGCAAGCACGGTGCCCCAATGCGCAAGCCTCCATGGCACAATTTTCAGCGTGAATTCGACATCATCTCGACGGCTGAAAATGTGTTCGACCCGCGCGTGCTCGACGTCGCTAATAGGGCGATAAAGCGGTTTTGGGATTTCAAGATCCTCGACAACCCGTCAGTTAGCAAAGAGTGTGTGAAACCTCTTTCCTACTTACACTCCATTAATGGAGTCGACGGTGTCAAGGGGTTCGAGAAGATCGACCGCAACACCTCAGTGGGCTTGCCACTTAAGGGACCTAAGAAGCCGCATATGCGGCGCTTGGAGGAAGAGGTCCCTGGGGTTAGCGAACCGTGGACCTTCACAGATGAGAGTGGTGTGTATGATGACTATCTACGCATCCGCCAATGTTATGCGAGAGGAGAAAGGGCGTATCCCCTCTTCTGTGCGACCGAGAAGGACGAACCCGTGGCTTTCACCAAGGAGAAAAGGCGAATATTCGCAAACTGTCCCGTGTCTATGATTATCCTCATGCGACAATATTACCTTCCAGTAATCAAGTTGATTCAAGACAACTGGGAACTGACAGGTAGTGCCGTTGGTATTAATGCGCACGGGCAAGACTGGGACAGACTCCACTCCATCCTCACAACCCATGGTGACGATAGGATCGTCGCAGGCGATTATTCGGCATTCGATAAGCGTGCTACAGCAGAGTTCACTCTTCGGGCGTGTCACATGTTTATTTATATAGCAGAGAAGTGTGGCTATGACAAAGAGGCTTTGACAATGATGCGTGGTATCGCGGCCGATATTGCCTTTCCTGTGTATGATTGGCAAGGCGTTCTTGTGCAGTTTTTCGCCTCGATTGTATCGGGCATTTCCATTACTGTACACCTAAATAATTTTGTAAACCTGCACTATATTGTGTATGGCTACTATGCAAATTATTTGGACGCCGGAGTACCAACCGAACACCTTGAGACTGCTGTACGACCTTTTTGGGAATCCTTGGTGTGGATGACTTATGGAGACGACAATATCCTTGGTGTCGCGAGACATGAGACCTACTTCAACCATAGTTCTTTACAGCGCCAATTGGCCAAGATACAGGTGAAGTACACCATGGCTGATAAGTCAGACGGGTCTATCCCTTTCATTAATATTGGCGACGCAGACTTCTTAAAGAGATCATTTCGTAAACACGAGAATGGTTTCGTCTGTGCACCAATCGCAATTGATTCAATCCTGAAATCATTGCACAACGTGAAAGGCACCAAGGGTGATGTGCTTCCTGAACATGTGTCCGCGCAAGCACTTTATAGTGCTATGTTGGAATTGTACCAACATGGTGCCGACACGTTTTATTGGTGGCGTGAGCGCTTAGTTCGCGTCGCCAAGGAGACACCAGTGCGGGCTCTCGGCGAGGGAATTGTTATTGAAGACTTGCTCCCCGGTGGACACCTACCCACGTGGGACATGTGCACACAGCGCTATTTCGATTCGTTCCCAGAAGAGGAAATAAGCACTGACGAGGAGTGGGAGGCACAGAGTGGAGATTTCATGCGATGTGATTTCGAGCAACAGCCAATCGAGGAGTGGTGTATACTTCACGACAATGGCACGCCTCCTTACCAGGGTGCCATGTCTATTCCTGCCTTTCTGTGCTTCGCGCTCTCCAACTTGGCTGTAAAGGCCTGGGTTAGTTCAAAGTGCACCATGATCCTGACGCCCTCACGTAGTGCTATACGTTGGATATGCCTGATTGGTATTACTCAACCACACTTCTTTCCGAACATGTTATATTACTGGCTATTTGACATAGCGTATAACGTGTGGAATTGCAACTACATGAGTTGTATGATCAGGTGGGTCAAGGATCTAGTCGTCAACGATTCTATTGCCAGAATCAACCGCGATTTCATTTGCCAGGAGATGTTTGGCAACTTCTGCATTGCGCCGCAGAAGCAACGACGCAGGAAGCGCCCAAGATTTTGTACGCGAGGTGTCTATTTTCCTCGTAGTCTCACAGAATTTTGGAGTGCTTTGAAGCGCTAAGAGCGCCACGGCCTGGAATGCCGTTAAACTTATCCTTGGGCGCTCGTCTGCGCCGACACGCTAAAAGACGCCTGTTCTCTGGATACCATACGCTGCCTACGGCGGGCAGCTAAAGGCTTTGAACAGTGTATTTCTTATTTTGTGTGCCGACACACCTTCATCGATGTATGGGATAATTCGATGATTGTATACTTCCCGCTACTAAACAAATACAATTTTCTCCTATTGTTAGAGAAGGTGTTGCAGCCTTGGATGAGGCTCCTTCTGTAAATGCAACTTTAACTGCACAGCTTGAACGTGCACACTGTGAGTTTTATGCCCACATTCTATACCACATGTATCAGCCCCAATCTGGACAAGCAGAACCGGTGAAACCACCACCAGAGCCGCGACCAATCGTGCGCACTGCACAGCCTGGTGTTCCTTCGCGTTCTCCACTTGGCTTTCGCAGGTCAACTTTTGTCCCCCAATCAGGTATGTGGTGTAAAGATAGCGCTGATGAAAATGAGCAGGGAAGCCAACTAGTGTCTTTTTCTGACGCCTCACCCGGTTATTCATGTACAGTCGTGTCCCAACCGGACCCTACTTACGGAGATAGTGTAGCTCCAGACACTTCTTTGGCCCAGTTTTTAGCAAGGCCCGTGATTATAGCATCGCAATCGATTGATGTTGGGACTGCGCATAGCTCTCTTCATAAACCGTGGAAAGAGTTTTTGTCCTCCAAGCGTGTTGCTAATAGGATCAATAATTTTCGTGCTATAAGTGGGCGCTTGCACGTTAAGGTTGTCCTAAACGGTGGGCCATTCTATTTCGGAAATCTTATGCTCAGTTATAATCCTTTCATTGGTAGTCCTTCCTCCACCATTAGACCACAGATTGATACTGCATTCTATGAACCTGATCCTAACGAACTTGGCAACCTCGTGACTGCCTCGCAGAGACCGCACATATTTCTTGATCCCGGTACATCTCAAGGAGGCACCCTTGAGCTTCCATTCTTTTGGTCCAAAAACGGGTTGGCGTTGTATAATTCTGCTGAGTGGGCAAGTATGGGCGAATTATGGCTTGTCGCGCTAGCGCCATTGCGCCATGCTAATGGTGGTAATTCACCTGTGCAAGTCACCATGTTTGCATGGATGGAGGACGTTAAGCTGATGGGTCCCACACAACAAAATGTATCAGATCTTGTGCCACAATCTGGGTCGGATGAGTACACTAACGTCGGGCCCATTTCAGCCGCTGCATCTGCGGTACAAACAATGTCAGCCCGCTATGTAACAGCGCCCATCATAGGTAGATACGCGCGTGCCACCCAGGTGGCGGCAGGAGCTATGGCAGATATCGCCCGCTTGTTTGGTTTCTCTCGTCCACGGCATATCGCGAACAATGCTGTGATCACACCTGATTATTGCGGCAATATGTCTAATGTCAATGCCACAGACTATTGCACTTCAATGGCACTTGATGTTAAGCAAGAGACAACTATCGACCCTCGCACCACGGGATTGTCCGGTGTGGATGAGATGGACATCGGGTACCTATGCTCTAAGGAGTCCCTTATAGCAATTGTACCATGGGATGCTAGTACCCAGGTGAACGACACTATTACGACAATTCCCGTTTCGCCTTCTTCTTGCTACTATAAAAAGAACAACCAGACCTCCACGCGTGTGTACATGTCACCCATGTGTTGGTTGAGTCAAATTTTCTTATATTGGCGCGGCACTATTACCTACCGTATTATGATTAATGCATCTCCCAACCATAAGGGACGGTTAATGTTCTCTTGGGATGCCATTGAGACGGGCAATGGGCCTACTACGGTCGAAACCAACACGCAGTTTACGCGCGTCATTGACATAGCCGAGGAGCGTGATGTGTCAATCACGGTCGGATGGGGGTCTGAGCTACCTGCACTAGGGTGTATTGCGCTAGAAGCCGGTAGCGATTCACCTCTACTCGAGAATGCAATTCCTGACGTGGATAATGGTAAAATTGCTTTGCGCGTCCTGAACCCTATCGTTGGCCCGGGACCCATACCTGAGCCTATTCAAGTGGCCATATTCGTTAAGTCTGATTCGATGTCGTTCTATAACCCCACAGCATACTTTGATAAATTGTGGTTTACTCCCCAGTCTGGTGAAGGGGACCACGCCAAGGCTCTTGAGGAGGGTACTGATGAACCTTCGAAGCCTCGCCACACGCGCGCAGCTGCTATTTTGGGGGCACCTTCTGTCTCACCGGACGCTAATGACAGTATTGTGGCTGGTGAGACTGTTCGTTCTCTACGGACATTAATGAAGAGATATTGTGCTGCTGAAGGGCAGGTTTATCAGGTTGATCCCGCTAATACGGATTCCATTATGAATCAGGTAGAGCTTACGCGTAACTCCATACCAGCCCACGCAGGTATTTCACATTTTGGGGCGCAGGACACCGAGATGATTCATCTCACCTATTTCATGCCTTGCTTTGCTGGGTGGCGGGGTTCCGTCCGCGTAAAAGCAGTTACTACAGGTCCAAGACGAGGAGCCCTTCATCAGGTAGAGCGCTTTACTCTTGGTACATATTCGCCCTACGGTCCCGCTGTTAATGTGTACCCCATGTCCAATGGGGACGTCGCCAGTGGTTCAAATGCCGGTACGCTAATTGGGTCCGCGGGTGTCACAATGCAGCCAGTGGACCAGTGCCCCATAGTGTCTGCCGAGTTACCCTATTATTTTTATGAACGGTTTGCCTCAGCTCGCACTACTAAGGCATTGTTCACTCCATCTGCGTACCAGTACACATTATATACCCCCGGGACAGACGTCGCCACATTCACGCAGTTCTTTTATGCTGCTGGTGAAGATTTTTCTTTATTTTTCTTCACTGGAGTCCCGGGAATGTTATTTTCAGCCTAGTAGGCTATAATTACTAGCACGTGTGTAGACGTGGGAGTCCACCGAGCATGTGCGCAACCTAGTAGGTTTATATGGTTTTTTACTACTAGGCTCTGTTAGTTAAATAACTTACCCTCTGCAACTGAGGGGTCCCTTGATAAAGGGGATGCGCTTGTTACTTATTTGTGACTCAAATTTCTTATTTTTGTTTTACTTGATGTAGCGAGTGTATCGCTATATCATTTAATTCTTTTTGAAGGACGTTGAGTTGCAATTTACTAAGTAGCAATACGCTAGGAACAAGTACCAAGAGGTTTTCACATCTTTCCTCTTTCCGCC